TAGTCTTTGGTGATGGTTATATTATGTCTGCAAAGTTTGGATTAAATCAAAATTTAAAAATCTGGGATTTAACTTTTTCTAACATTACTGAAACTCAATCTGATGCTATTGAAACTTTTTTAGATGCAAGAGAAGGTACAGAAGCTTTTGATTGGCAACCTCCTAATGAGGCTTCGTCTTCTAAGTATAGGTGTAAAAAATGGAGTAAAACATTACCTTATAGTAATTTAGCAACTATAAAAGCCACATTCGAGGAGGTAGCTCAACCATGACCTCATCTTGGGGTGCTAATACAGCAATTTCTTTAGGTACTGTTGTTCAAGCGACTACAAAACAATATTCTGGCTTACATTTTAAATGTACAACTGCTGGTACTACAGCAGCTACAGAACCAGATTGGCCTACTAAATTAGGCGATACGATAATTGATAACAATGTGGTATGGACAGCTATAAGTGCAACTTTTGATTCAACAAATAAACTAGAACCTTCTCCATATATTGAGTTATTTGAATTACATCCTGTACAAGCTTTACATAACACCTCTACTCCAATTCGTTGGCATAACGGAGTTAATGATGATATTACAGGCAATGTTGTGTTTGGAGGTCTTACTTACAATAGGATTGCTATCGAGGCAAAAGGTTTTGAACGTAAATCTACTGGGGCATCTCCAAGACCTACATTAACAATAGGTAATGTAGATCAAATACTGACATTATTATTAAACGATGTAAATGCTTTTAACAATGGAAATGATTTAGGTGGTGCTGAAGTTAGAAGAATAATTACATTAAAAAAATTTTTAGATGGTGAATCATCAGCAGATAGTTCTGCGTTTTTGCCATATGAAATATGGGTTGTTGATCGCAAATCATCAGAAAACATGAACTCAGTTACATTTGAATTAAGCACCAAGTTTGACAGACCAAATGCACAAGTACCTAAAAGACAACTAATTGGAAACTGTTGTCAGTGGCAATACAGAAGTAGCGAATGTTCTTATACAGGAAGCAATTACTTTGACAAAAATAATATCAGTGTCAGTTCTCTTTCAGATGATGTTTGTGGTAAAAGACTTACAAGTTGTAAAGCAAGATTTGGAGAAACTGCACAATTACCTTTTGGAGCATTTCCTACTGCTGGTAGGACTCAGTAATTATGGAACTAACAGATTTTGTAAAAAAACAAGCATTAGCTCATGCTAAAGATGAGTATCCTAAAGAAAGTGTTGGCTTACTACAAGTAATAAAAGGTAAGCAAAGATATTTTAAATGTAAAAACATAGCAAACACCCCTGATGAGCATTTTGTTTTAGATCCTGATTCTTATCAACAAGCAGAAGAAAAAGCACCTGTTTTAGGTTTAATTCATTCACATCCAACGACACACCCTGATCCTTCTCCAGCAGATAAAGTTTCATGTGAAAAAAGTAATATACCTTGGTATATTGTTAATCCTAAATTAGAAACATGGGGTTATTACGAACCAAGTGGATTCGAATTAGGTTATATAGGAAGAGAATTTAACCATGGAGTTGTAGATTGCTATAGTCTTGTTCGAGATTTCTATAAGAGAGAATTTAATATTGAATTATATGATTATTACAGAAGGGATAGATGGTGGGATGGTGATGAAAATTTATATATGGATAACTTTGCTAATGAAGGTTTCAGAGAAATACCATTAGAAGATATAAGTTATGGGTGTGTAATCTTAATAAATTTAGAAAGTAATAAGGCTAACCATGCAGCTATATATATTGGGAAAGAAAATGAAGATAATAATAAAATTTTGCATCATGTTCAAGGAAGATTATCAAGCATTGATGTATATGGTGGTTATTATTTAATTAATACATCAAAGGTTTTAAAACATGAAAACTGTTAAAGTTTATGGTGCATTAAAGGAATATTTAGGACAAGGAGTTTTTAATTTTGATGTATCTACTCCAGCAGAAGCAATACAAGCTTTATGTTCAAATTTTAAAGATTTAGATAAATACATATATAATTCTGAAAAAGATGGAATTGTTTATGATGTAAAACTTGGAAAGCAAATAATACAACAGAAAAATATAAAAGATTTAGCAGATCCTTGGAGTAGTAAAGATGTTTTTAGTATCCGTCCAATAATCCAAGGTGCTGGTAGAGGTTTTGGAAGGTTTTTGATGGGAGCAGCTTTATTAGGAATAGGATTTTTAGTTCCACAATCTTGGGCTATTGGCACTTTTGGTGGGGAAATATTTGTGCATACTGCTTTAAAACAATTTGGAGCTTTGATGATGTTATCAGGGGCTGCTGAAATGTTATCTCCACAACCAGAGTTACCTACTGAACCTAATTTATTAGAAAGTAGTGCTTTATCTGGTCTTTCTAATGTAAGTAATCAAGGAACTGCAATTCCAATTTGTTATGGCCGCGCCTTTGTCGGTAGTGTCATAATTTCAACAGGTCTTGATACTGATGAGGTGGCAATCTAATGCAAGAATATAAACAATACATAAGAGGAAGCGGTGGCGGATCAAAAGGTGGCAATCAACATACACCTGTCGAGGCTGACGATTCTTTATCTAGTATTCAATTTGGTCAAGTAGTTGATTTACTTTCAGAAGGGGAAATAGAGGGTTTAGATACTGGAGATATAAATAATGGGGGTTTACAATCAATTTTTCTTAATGGTACTGCTGTACAAAACTCAGATGGAACTAATAACTTTAGTGGTTTTACAAGTGCTTTTAGAAAAGGTACTCAAACACAAAACTATATCCCTACAAGCCAACCGGGGATTGAACGAACTGATATTAATAATGTAGAAATAACAGCAGGGAATAGTCCGTATACATCTAATGAAAATAATGGATTTGTTTTTACAGTTACTAATACAAATGTAAATAGAGTTAGAGTAACAATGATGATCCCTTCTTTGCGTAGAGTTGAGGACGATGGAGATATTGTTGGTTACGCAGTAAAAATTAATATACAAGTTAATTATGACAGTGCTGGTTATAACAATTCTGTATTTGCACAAAATTCTAATCTTGATGAAAACAACGGATATTGGACTGAAATAAAAGGTAAAACTTCTACTCAATACAAAAAAGATTATGTGTTTAATCTTTCTAGCTTCAGTAGTGAGGCTCGGATAAGAGTTGTGAGAATTAGTCCTGACGATCCTACTGGCGGTACTGAAAAGTTTTTTAGTAAAACATTTGTATCTGGTGCGACTGAAATAATAGATTCAAAATTGCGTTATCCTAACAGTGCATTAGCATTTTTACGTTTTGATTCAAGACAATTTTCTAGTATTCCAAAAAGAAAGTATTTAATTAGAGGGATTAAAGTACAGCTACCAAATAATGCAAAAGTAGATATTTCAACAAATCAAAGATATGTAGTCGCTACAGGAGCGACTGAAACTATAACAGATGGAGTTGGTTATATAGGCAGAGTTACATATACTGGTGTGTGGGATGGTACGTTTGGGGCTGCTACTTGGTGTGCAGATCCAGCTTGGTGTTTTTACAACTTATTAACAAACACAAGATATGGATGTTCAATTTCAGCAACTAATCTACAAAAATTTGAGTTTTATTCAATATCACAATATTGCAATGAATTAGTACCAGATTTAAAAGGTGGTAGTGGTCAAGAACCAAGAATGTTGGTAAATATTTTAATTAACACAAGAAAGCAAATTTTTACTGCTGTGAAAGAATTTACTAGTATTTTTAGAGGTCAAAGTTTTTATGGGGCTGGTATATTTAGCGTCTATCAAGATAAACCAGAAACGAGTAGGTATTTAATTGGAAATGCTAATGTTGTAGATGGTTTTTTTGAATATACTGGCACTTCGCAGCAATCAAGGCACACGACAGTGACAATCGCTTATCAAGATTATCAGAAACTTGGAGAAGTAGATTTTGAATATGTCGAAGACGTTGATGCTGTTAGTAAATATGGAATTATTAATAAACAAATTAAAAGTATTGGAACTTATTCTCAAGGTCAAGCTCATAGATTAGGTTTATGGACTTTAAAAACTGAACAATTTTCAACAGAAACTGTATCTTTTGCTGTTGCAATAAATAGTGGAATACTGTTAATGCCGGGGATGGTTGTCGATATTGCAGATAAGGCAAAAACAGGGTATAGACATACAGGACTTATATCAAGTGGAAGTACAGCTACAGCAGTTAAAATTGATAATAGCAGTGATATTAATCAATCTGGTAGTAATTTCACAATATCAATAATCTTATCTACTGGTCTTTTAGAAAAGAAAATAGTTAGTACTATTGATTATACAAATCGAATTATAAACTTAGCTTCTGGCGAAAGTTTTAGCGAAGTACCACAAGCACAAACCGTTTATTTATTAGAAAATAATAGTGTACCCGCAGAACAATATAGAATATTAGATGTAAAAGATGATGGTGTTACTTATCAGGTTGTAGCCTTAAAATATAACAATAGTTTATACAATGCTGTTGATTTAGGAGAACCTATAACAGTAAGACCAGTAACTGATTTAACAACTGCACCAACAAAACCAACTAATTTTTCAGATAAAGAATTTTTGTATTCAGATGGTCAAGGTGTATTTGTGGGATGCGATATTTCATGGCAACATGACAAGCAAAGAGTAACTGAGTTTTTAGTTACATATAGGGTTGATAATGATAACTGGGCAACTATGTCAACAGTTGCTACTTCAGTTACTTTACGTCAGGGTGGTAATTTTGGTGCTTTAAGAGCAGGGAAGTTGCAAGTTCAAGTACAAGCACTCAATTATTTAGGAAAGTCAAGTGGTATTGCAATACATGATGTGAATTTAGCCGGAAAAACTGCTGCTCCGGGCGCTGTGCAAAATCTTACAATGATTCCTACAAATGGTTTAGCACGTTTGCAGTGGACACAAAGCACAGAACTTGATGTGGTTGTTGGCGGTTTAGTCAGACTAAGACATTCTCCATTGTTATCAGGTGTAAGTTGGGAAAACAGTAACTCAATACATGAAGACGTTACTGGTACTGCAAAAGAAGCTTATGTTGACCTTAAAGAAGGCACATATTCTGCTAAATTTATTGACTCTGGTGGAAGGCAAAGTGTATCGGCAGCATTAGTAGAATTTGATGAGCCTGACTTAGAAGATCTTTTAGATGTAAATACGCAGATAGAAAATAATACTTATTCTGGTCTACCCAATCCTAATACTTCTAATTTAGAAGTTGTTAATGGTGAACTTGTTTTAAAATCAAACGGAAGTGTATTACATACATCAGGTACATATTATTTTGCCAATAATCCTATAGATTTGACAGCAGTATTTAGTGTAAAACTAAAATCAGAAATAAAATCAAGATCTTTTTTCCCGACTGCTCCAACGATGAACACACTAGGATTAGATTTTGACCCTCTTGCAGCAGTAAACACTACAGGTTTTGCTGCTATACCTTCTTTCACTGGTGACACTCCCGAAAATAATAATGTTCAGCTATATGTAAGAACAACACAGCAAAATCCTAGTGATCCAAGCTTTGTCTCTGATGAAAATAGTCCTTCTTGTAGTTATTCAACATGGAGGCCATTTAATAATGCAGAATTTAAAGCAAGGGCGTATGAATTTAAAGCTGAACTAACTACAAATGACAATACTGCTCAATTAGCAGTGTATGGCCTAAAAATTATATCTCAGATGACAAGAAGAACTATTAATGGAAGTGGAACAACTTTAACCAATGCAGATTTGCAAGTAAATTTTGCAAATAATTTTGTAAATACTCCTATTATTGGAGTAACTTTTAGTGCTGGAAGCACTGGTGAATATTATAAAATAACTTCAAGTAGCTCTAGCAGTTTTAACATTTCGATATATGATAGTAGTAATAGTCGTATTGCAAAAGCTTTTACTTTCACAGCTATAGGATTTGGGAAGGCAATTTAATGAGTCAAGTAGATACCAATAATTTCCCTATCCCAAATGATACAGGGGCTAATGTCTTAGCAGATATAAATGAAAATTTAGAAGCATTACAAACTAATAATGCTGGAGGTACAGCACCTGCTGCTGGAAGAGCGCATCAATTTTTTGTTGACGAATCAACCACCCCTGACACTTTAAAAATTAGAGGTAATACAGATAATGCTGCTTTTATAACTTTAGGTAATATTGAAACAAATTTAGGTATGATCCCTAAAGCTGGTGGTACTTTTACAGGTAATATACAATCATCTGCTGGCACAAAAGCATCTCCCTCTATACAAATAAATGATGCAAATACAGGTTTGTATAAACCAGCATCAGACACAATAGGTTTGTCTTGTGGTGGAGAGGATATTGCTCATGTAGAAACAACAGGTATTGAA